ATAGAAAATTCATTTATATTGTAACACATCTATGTTATTTTTCAATCTTTTTAAAAACCACTCTTGCATGGCTGTTATTTTTGTACCCATTTTTAACTAATTTATAACTAAGGAGTGATACAATGGCAACAGCTAAATTTAAAAAAGGTAAAGACGGTTACTATTCTACTAACGTATGGGATGGCACATACAAGGATAATGGAAAGAAGAGATATAAACACCTGCGGTCCGCTAAAAGCTCTAAGGACCTCGAAAAGAAAGTAAAAGAATTTGAGCAACTAAGAGACCAACGGCAAGCAATGGTTGACACCGATATACTATTTATTGATTATGCCAGACAATGGAAAGTCTTATATAAAGAATCTAACAGAGCTAACAATACAAATAAAATGTACGACAATGTGATTAATGTCCATTTTGACAGCATTAAATACGTTAAGCTACAAGATGTACAGCGAAGCCATTTACAATTGATTCTGAACGGTGCTAAAGGCAAATCACGGACACAACAACAAATAGTTATGACATTTAAGCAGGTCTTACACTCTGCTGTCTGTGATCGCATTTATTCCGCACAATCATTTGCAGATATATTTGACAACTTTGAATCTATAAGTTACAAAGCGAAAGAAAAACGTCCTTTGACACCAGACGAACAGAGAGCCGTTTTTAAGGCAGATTTTAATTTAATGGATAAAATATATGTCTATATCATTTACGGCTGTGGATTGCGGTGTGGAGAAGCCTTAGCACTAACAGAAGCAGACTTTGACCTAGAAGCACATACAGTATCTATCGACAAATCACACGACATATCAGACAACATACCAAAGAAAAAATCAGTGAAAAACATACAGAACGGAGAAAGAACGTTACCGTTACCAGATAACGTATTCGATACAATCTCTAGTTACATAAAACAACTTAGAAAAGATAGCAGGAAATACTTATTCATAAATCGTGATTACAAGCCTATGACAAAATCTGGTTTCCGCAGGATGTGGGGTAGAATCATAAAAGCAATGCAGGTGGTCAGCGAAAGTCCTATTGAGGATTTAACAAGCCACATCTTCCGTCACAATTACTGCACAAACTTATGCTACCAGTTTCCTAAGATTAGCATAAAGATGATTGCAAGGCTTGTAGGGGATTCTGAAAAGGTCGTTCTGGAAGTATACAATCACTTAATGCTAGAAAAAGAGGACAGTATATCCGCTGTAAACGATGCTTTAAATCTGGAACAAAAAATGGAACAACGCAAAGAAATTGCTTCATAAATTTTCTGGAACGAAAGTGGAACATGGAACACGCATGGAACAAATACTTTCCTAAACTTTAGATACTTTCGATTACTTTTAAAGGTATGATTTTTAGATAGGTCATACCATTAAAAACCGCATAAATACAAGAAAAGCACGGTATTTAGCCATTTGGCAACCGTGCTTTTTAAAGTGAGCGTGCGGGGATTCGAACCCCGGACAACTTGATTAAAAGTCAAGGGGTCAAAATGCTCTCAAACCGCATAAACTCAATTGTCTTTAATTTTGGTTGGAACGAAAATGGAACATTCTCGCTTCAACGTTGTTTATAATATCATATCATTTTCGACAATGCAAGCATTATTTTTAAAATTTTATGTAAGTTGCTGAACAGTACCCTGTCTTACCGTTATATTTAACTTTATGCCATGCACTTCCTTTTTTGACAATCTCTACCGTTGCACTCTTAGGGATTCTGCAAACAATATCGGATTTTGTATTCGCACTTTTTCTCATAATCAACGGGTCATGTTTCGTGATAACTGTTCCATAGACTTTTGCTTTCTTTGCTTCTTTCACTGTTGTTCCTGCAATGTCAGCCTTGAACTTCTTCCACCATTTATTATTCTTTCCAATCCATGGGTCTGGACAATCTTTGCCATTTACATCCCAGTGGCGAATAACGTGGTCTGCATCAATGTTGTACTTCTTCATGTAGTATGTAACCAACCACACGAGATCGTTGTATACGTCCGCAGGTACACCACCAACACAATTGCACATTTCAATGCTTAAGGTGTTTGCATTTGTAGCAACTTTGTATTTGCTACCTGCACCATTTTTTAAAGTGTAGCATCCACCTACTGCCCATGCTACCCTCTTAAGAGATACAGACTTATATACTACTCCACTACCATCAATAAAACAGTGGGCAGATGCGTGTCTGCTTTCTCCTTGGAAATATTTGCAGTTATTCAAAGCTGTATCCCCTTTGTTCCCTGTGAAATGCACCACAATAAATTTAATATCACTTAATTTTCTTTTGCCACCATAATTTGACTCATCGGCAAATTTGTTAATAAATTTCATTTTACACTTCCTCTTTGTGGGTAATGTTGATAGGTTCTTCTGTTAAGTCCGCAGGTCCTTGATAATCTGGATCTACTGCCTGTCCTAATTCTTCATAAGACATTGCGTTGACACTATCCCCGATTCCCTTTGTTGTTGGGTCCACCAATACCCCGACAGTCACTAAGATATTAATGATGATACCTACAAGCTGTGATACTGCATCCTGTGCGATTGGTGCTGTGATACCTAAGATTCCTAGAATCTGATAGATAAATGCAATTAAGGCAGAAGCCAATGCTACTAATGTTGCTTTATTCTTGAAACGTAATTTAAGATTCATAATTTCTCCTTTCATTTTGTGGAAATATATGTTAATATGTATTTGAAGATTTTTCATACTTAATCTTCAATTTTATACTTTCCCCCTACAGTTTGTAGGGGGTTTTTTTATACTTGATAAAGCCCTCTTTAGTTAATTATGAATCATTCTCTGAACATCCACTTTACTAATACCCGTATTATCGAATCTATCTATCATTTGTTTAACATTAATGCTTCTTTTACAATCTGATGTGTAAAAATTGAAATACCTAACCCGTATGTTATAGCATCATCTATATAACTTTTTATATTCTCTAAATTGCTATCTATTAATCCCATTGTTGCGATTGAATTTTGAAAATTCCCTATTTTCCCTAATGTCGCATTCCCAGACTCACCTCTTAAACAATAAATTCCTAGCTCACTACAAGCTTTTTTCAATGGTTTAGTTATTAAATTATGTCTACAAAAATAAGCACATGGATACGTAACTCCATTTGTAAAATTAGTTTTAATCATTGATTGCATAGCATTTTTTATCGTTAAAAAATTACTATCATCGGATACAAAATCATCAAAATCTGATTTATTATTTAATTCTGAGCCTAATCCGTAAATAGCAAATTCGTGTCCGTCTTGAATTGCTTTCTCCACTTCCGATACATCCATATCCTTAGGAGCTGTTGAAGTTGTTATTTTCAATCCATATTTATCGGCAATAGGTTTCATGACATCATAAAAATTCCTACCTCCATTATCTGTAGTAAATACAATAAACGGGTTTAATTTTCTATTTTCTACAATAGAATCAATATACATTGGTGGTATTGTATTCGCATTAAAATGTATGCTCATTTTGATATGGCTTATGGTTTTTCCTAATGGTATAGAAATTAAGGGAACGTAAATCATACCGCCTGGATTTCCAAAATCCATTACTAATTTATCAGTCATTGAACTCCCATCTGTTGTAGTATACTTAATTTCGGTATAATCTACATCTCTAGTATATTCTCGGTCTAAAAAATACCACAAACCATATTTACAATCGGCTTTTGTTGAAATATTTATATCGGCATCAATTTGTGAAAATTTACTATTATAATCATTAGGAACTAATGCCGACGGCTTCAACATTTGTTTAGAGATATTTATAATATCTGTAGACAGTTCGAAATAATCGCCAGGAGGTAATTCACTAAATGATAAAATAGTTGTCCCTCTCGCTTTTAATTGTGAAATTTTAGAATCTTTAATATCTCTCATTGTAACCGTCGTGTTATTCTTTTTTGATTGTTCAATATAATCACCGTGTTGTTTAATTGTTTCGCCGTATTTAAATTCTTTTGATATTTGTATTGTTTTATTTTCAATTACTCTTGGAATTATATTTTTTAAAGTACTACTTTTGTCGTTGCTACCGTTTACATATACAAACGCACTCCCAGACGGAGCCGTAACAGTCATAGGTTGACTTGTCCAACTTGATATTGTGCTGTCATATACTTCTGATAAACCGTTATTTTCCGAATCCGAAAACACACATAACGACGTCCAAGTGTTATTAAAATATAAACCTGTAATAAAATACGTCTTTCCAGGCGTGACAGGAAATTTATAGCATATACGACCATCTGATGAATTTAATAATACTTTCCTTCCTTCATCATATTTAGCGTATTGAGTTTCATATTTTGCTATCGAAGAGATGTCAACTTTAACAATTTGAGTCGTTGGGTCACAATCTTGCATCAATTCAGAATTTAACGAATATATATCTGTATTTGTATCATCTAAAGATTCCTTTAGTGAACCAATTTCCTTTCCAACTATAGCAGAATCCGCAGGCTTATCTGATTGTGTAAGTGTTTTATCTGTGTCTACCGCAGCCGAATTATAAGTACCACCAGATGTCCATGCAGACCCATTCCAGTAATACCAATTGCCACTTGTGTAACCAGACTCACTACCTTGATAGACATAGACTCTTGTTTTGTCTGTCATGCCTGCGACAGTAGTTGCAATATAAGGTGCTCCAATCTGCCCCATAATCGCAGACCACGGTACTTTGTGTAAATCTTCTTTTCCAACCAGACAATACATATCTTCTGTCGGATTAGACAATAGCGGTAAATCAGTTATCTTTGCCATTCTTTTCTACCTCTTTTCTACATCTTTTACTTCTACACCAGATTTTTCCAAAAATTCTTTCAGTGCTTTTTTGTCTTTAAACTCAATTTCTTTTCAAATCATCTTTACCAGTAATGATATTATCATCTGTACTTACTGTACTTTGCGGTTCTAATTCATTTATCGTTATATATGCCATACCGTCCTCCTATGATGCTAAATAGGTACATGTCACATTTAGCCATGCATTGTTAGGTACGTTTCCATTACTTGTTGTTCCGTAACGCTGTATCGCTACAACTCTTCCATCTGTTTTTCCTACTGTCAGAACAAATTTATTAGCTCCACTGCCCTGTTGTAAATAATTCAAACCCCATGCTGCCGGAGGATCAATTGAATCAGGCAATTTAAAAACATCTACTTGTTTGGTTCCACTCAACGTCAATTCTTTTGTAGTTTTTATAATTCCTTGTATATTTACAATTGGTCCATACTGCCTAACTCTTGCTTTACTCGTATTGTTACTTGTATTGTAATGAGTACATCCATTATAAAATGTTGATATATCTATCCATCCAGTATCTTTTAAAGAGCTTTGTTTGCTATCTAAACTTGTTTGTAAATTTTTGATATTTGTATTTATATCTTCGATTCCATGTCTTTTTTTTAAAAGACTCGCAAGAGTGGAAAGCTTAATTTTTTTTACATCTGTTGTCCCTATAATAAAGCAGTCTGTGTCTGCCGGATTTGTTTGCTCCGACAGGTCTTTCACTGCTACTAGAGGTACATTAACAGCCATAATACATCACTCCTTAATTATTTAATTTATTGTCTTTAATATAGTTTCTAATTGCATCAATATGTTCTTTCAATTCCTTATCCACAATCCAGAAGTTTCCTTTATTATTCTGTGATAGTGGTTCTCCTGTATTATCATCAATTTCATTAAATGTATAGCTAACCCTGTCTCCACCATCAATATTTAATACCATAAAGCTACTCAACTGTTTCATTTAACATTTCCTCCTGTTCTTTAATCAATGAATTAATTTCGTCAATATACTGTTGCCCATAATCTATTGTTTGTTCTTTCTCTGAATTGTCCATTTTTTCGAGTCGTTCAAATTCATAATCTTTTTGAATGACTTTGACTTCCCATGAAAATTTAAGATTTTCAGTACCTTTCACAATAAAATAAGTAGGTGTTTTTTCTTCTACCCATATATTCCCTTGTCCTTCTTTTTGTAAGAATACTTGGTATTCAACACCCGTGTTTACTGTTTCCGAAAATATATCATCAATATCTATGTAGCATTTTCCTGTTTCGTCAGTGCATCCAGACCCAATATCTCCAAAATAAGGAGTAGCCGTTTCATAACAGTATTGCAATCTTGTTTGATAACTTTCAGTCTTTACAATTCTATTTTTTGTTCCACTTGCTGAAATATTTCCTAAGACAGTTAAATCTGTCCCAATAAGTGTATCTTTATCTTTTCTGCTTACTCTAAACGTAATATCTGTAGTTCCAATTTGCCCTCCTAAATAAACGCCATCTGCCGTCATTTGAAGCCCGCCTTTAAATTGGAATCCGTCTGCTTTATCAGAATTATTTTTTATCGTAACCCCAGAAGGAGTTAATAACGTGTTTTTTCCAGAACCATCTTCATTTTTTGAAATATACATTCCATCATTAAATACCCCCGGTTTTAAACAAATATAAGAATACGGAGAAGAATTTGTTCCTTGTAAATAATTATTTACAACAATTCCATTGGTATCTATCTTTACAATATCTTCATCAAAGTAGTTATAAACTGTTATCTTACCATTTCCATAAGTGCTTGCATTTCCTCCTACACTTAATTCTCCTCCTCTTGCATATGTAAAGCTTATATACATTTTCCCATCAGAAGCCTTATATATTCCTTGCCACGTTCCATTATTCGTCAACAGATTAAATATATCTTCGTGTGTCAGTGCATCAACGTCTATTGCAACTGGGATTGTCTCAATGTCAAGAATCTGTGTGAATCCACCTGCTGCATACATCGTACATCTAAGTGCTGCTACATCACGAGGGATACCGATTGCTTTATTGCTTGCTGCTTGAATCGCTCCGCCATTCGTTGTTGCAAGAGCACCATATAGGCTGTGAGTGATTGATGTTTCATCTGCGGATGAAGTATAGACAGTTTTATATGTGTCTCCGTCAATCGTTTCCTCAATCTTAAATCGGCATTTATATGCTGTTCGTGCTGTTGCTGTACCATCACGATAATAACCAGACAGTGTAATATAGTTCGGCACCATTGAGCTGTCCGCTGATCGTTTGATGATTCCTGTTGATGGTTCCATAAAGTAGGTTCTTCCTGCACTTCCTTGATCGCCTTGTGGTCCTGTTGCCCCTTTCTCTCCCTTATCTCCTTTAGCACCTGTTTCTCCGGGGATACCACCTTTTAATTTAGCAATATCAAATCGTTTTGTAACAGAATATGTATTAAGGTAATTAGCTGTAATATCTACCCATCCAACATCTGTTGTTAATCCTGTTACAGTATAGGTGTGTGTTGAACCATTCCAAGCACCTACGACACCGCTTGACTTCTGCACGTTGTAAGTACAGTCGTTAGATATATCGGTATGACCGTATAAAACCTGTGCTGTCGTGTGACATTCTGGAAACGCTGTGTATTCTCCTTTGTAATCTGTTGCGATTGCTTGATAGTCCTTGTCAAGATTTATAATCATAGCACGAGACTTTTTCGCTTCATTGATTGCGTCATTAATCGCTTCTGTTGCAGTCTTTCCACCTATTGTGACGTTATCTCCAGAAATCCTTACAGTACCAGTTTCTATGTCTGCAAAAAAGATAATATTTCCAGATTTATCCTTGACTGTCAATGCACCAGTATTGATATAATCTGCATTGATTCCCTCTGCATAAAGCAATCTTGTTATCATTTCGCCTGTGATTGTAAAACCATATGGATAATTTTTACCGCCATCCGTGGAAAAACCGATTGCATCTGATGTTAACTTAATAACATTTCTTGATTCAGCAAGTGACTTCTTATCATGCAGGTAATAAATACTAGAACCGTCTGGTTGCTTCTCTTCCGTTGAATACAATCCACTACCACTTTTAAGTGTTTCGTTCAGTTTTTTAATCGCATTTTCACGATTTGTCTTTTCACGTTCAACTAATTCTTTCCCTTGAATCAGTGCTTTTTGTTCACTTGACGTGTAATTGCTTTGATTTCTCATTGGAGATTCTGCACTGTTTTGTAGTGTTGTATACCCAAAGAATACAAAGTTTACATCTGTTAATACTGAATAGAAACTTTTCCCTTTCCAGTCTGTAATCTTTATCTTGTCTCCAAACTCTGCAATTGGATAAGAAATATAATCCATCGTAAATCCACGAAACGTTACATCCTTGAATCTTTCATAAATCCAAGAAACTAATGTCTCTTCATGACCTGCAACTAACGGATTCTCTATTTCTAAAACGTAGCCATCTGAACCGTATTTGACTAATTCTTCCACATCTTCTTCATTTTCGTTACCATCTTCATCGGTTGTTGTCTTAGTGACAGTTTTTGTCATTTGTACACCTGTTACCTGCACATCGTTTGTATCGCTTGTTAAAGAATCATAAGATTCGATATCGTGAATATTAGTACTGTAGTCAAAATCATATGTAATTATCTGTAGATGTCCTGTGCGGTCAATTCTTGCGTTTCCGCAGGCAATCATAGCTATAAAGCCTATAATCTGTCGGTGTGTGTACTCGCTAGATGGCATGGTTGGTATCTGGAAGTCATTATGTAAAAAGTTACTATCTCCAATCAAGATACCGCAGGTATCACAACTATCAATTAGCACACTCTTTGCTGTCGCAGGGAATGTCAATGTTGTGCTGTATGTCTTATCTGCTTTATACATATCATCGTATCCAACAATCGTTACAACACTTCCGTAGGTTTCTGGTTGAGTGACGGTAAATGTACCGTATTCAATTTTTTCTATCGTTGATGATAATTCAAACGTCAGATATAGTCTGATTTTTGCTCCAAAGAAATCATAATCAGATAAGTGATCATCGTCGTTCATGATTTCTAACTGTACGTTTCTACTAAGGGCAACTCCTAAAGGGATAGAGTTTGCCCCCGCAGAATCAACCAGACTATTGTTATCTATTGAAAAATCATCCTCTGTCAGTTCTAAAACTGTGCCATTTGCAAGTGTAACTTCTGCATACTCTTTAAAATCCTGTCTTTCTGACATGAGTTCTTTAAATTCGTTACTTACATTTATCATAGTGGGTCAATCCTCTGTGCATTAAAAGAGAAGCTTTCAAACTTTTCTTCTCCGTCTTTCAATGTTCCAAATTTAATATCAGACACCTGTCCTACATAAAATGTATCGTCTCTCCATTTACCATAATATGGACTAAAATAATGCAACTGAAATTTTGTCTTTTTATTGCTTTTACTGTAAACAATCATTTGCATTATCTCTGCTACATCTTTTGCGGGTATATCAGTCGCAGTATAAGGAAATCTTTCGATTGTAAACATTGGTGTAAATTTCCCTTTTCCAGACTGCGAACGTGTAGAACCTTGCGTATAAGTTGTTTCATATGCTGCAGAACTTCCACCATCTGGCTGAAATATTTTCTTACCATTGATTTTTATATAATCTTGTGCCATATCTACTCCTTTCTACGCAAGGCTGAATGGGTTTCTACCGTTACTCATTTGTCTTAGTTTCGCTTCTTCGATAAATTCATCAAATAACGTTCTGCGATTGATTTGTGCGGTAAAGTGATAATCTCCACCATTGTTACTGTTATTGTCTGATTCTAAATCTTTCATAACTGCTAATAGCTGTTCAAGTAAGTTAATTACGTCATTGTTATTGCTGTTTGTACCACTCTGTTTCTGTGCGATCACTGCGGATGCTTTCGCAGGTATAATCTTACCAGTTGCAATCTCTGGTGTTTTAAATGGTACACTTGCCAACTCTTTAGACTGATTCATAAAGGTTTTTATTGTATCTGGGAATGCTCTTTCCAGACCAACACTAATACCTGCTGGTAGCATTTTTCCAACCTTATCTCGCATTAATCTTGATGGAGAATGGATTCCAAAAAAACTCGTTACTGAATCAAACGCTTTTCTTGCAAGACCTGTCATTTTATCAACCAAAATCCATGCAAAATCTCCAATACCTTTTGCTATACCTTTTACAATGTTCTTTCCAACACTTAACCAGTTCACTTTTGTAAACTTATCTTTCATTTTCACTACTGCATTTTTTGCTTTAGTAGCTAAACTACTAGGTAAACCTTTAATTCCATTGACTGCATATGTAATAATTTTCCTTGCGGCTGTCTTTACTGTTGATAATTTACCAGTGATACCACTTCCAACATTTTTGACACCATTAGTACCTATTTCTTTTAATTTGCTAGGCAAATTTTTGATACCATTTACAAGGCTGCTATATACGTTTTTTATTGCATTGACTGCATTAGATTTTGCACCCATGATACCGTTCTTAATGCCCACAATAAGACTTTTACCAAGCGACAACCAATCATAGGCTGCAAACACACTAACGATTGCCATGATAATTTTTGGAATACTTGCAATAAGTGTAGGAATCGACTGAATCAATCCTTTAATCAATATCGCAATAAGTTTCACACCTGCGACTAAAATTTTAGGTGCATTATCATTGATTACACCTGCAATGTTAATCACGATTTCTGGAACATTTTTGATGATATCTGGCATGGCATTAGCTATACCTTTAGCAAGATTTAACATAAGATTGAGACCAGAATCTACTAATTTTCCTGCATTGCTTCTTAAGTTTGCAGTAAAATTGGTCAGTGCTGATAATCCTTTACTGATAAACTGCTGTGTACCATTTGTGATACCTTTTGCTAAATTATCCATAAATGACACACCAAGTTGTGTTAATGCCGTTATTGCTTTTCCTGCAACCGAAATTGCGTTGACAAATATTCCAACCCAGTCGATGGATGTTAATAACGCTGATAATTTTGTTCCTAACTGTGACCAGTTCGTTGTTGTCAGTGCATTATCTAATGTTGTAAGGATTCCTAATGCTAAACCAGACAAACTTGTACCAATCGAATTAACATCTAACTGTGCTATCGCACCGTTTAATCCCTGCCCAATAGATTTACCAATTGTATCCCATTTAAGGGTATTTACTGCACCTGCGAGCATCTGAAACGGAATGTTGATACGGTTAGCAAACAACCGTCCTACATTAGACCAGTCAACCTCATTGAACATACCATTGATTCCAACACCAATTTTTGCCCCTAAGTTCTTCCAGTCAATTCCCTCGATCAGAAGATTAAGAGTGTTAACAATTGTATTAATACCTGCACCTACAGTACGTCCCATCAAATCCCAATCTATGTGATCTACAAGACTATTGAACGTCCGTGTAAATGCATTTACAAAATAAGTTATCTTTGGACCTACATTATTCCAGTTGATCGCATCATAAATCTTTTGTAGACCTTTGTTGATACCGCTAGCAATATAAGCTCCAAGTCCCTCCCAATCCTCTTTCTTTATGAGGTCCTTAATCTTCTTAGCAATGTCTGCAATGGAAGATTCAATAGGAACTTTCTCAAACATATCTCCAATGGATGGACCAGTGTAACCACCGCCACCACCTCCACCGCCTGCGGATGGGGTAGAAGAACTAGGGGTATCGTTATCTTTCTCTTTCTGGTACTGTCGGACTTCATCAAGTCCAGAAAGATAAGTCTGTATCTCTTTACTTGCCTTTTTCGTGGCTTTTGCGTTATTTTTTGTGGCTTTTGCCGCCTTATTAGCACCACTGGATGTTTTATTCAATGATGCCGCATAATCTTCTTGTACGGCTTTCGCTCTTGTAAAAGATTTCTGTCCTGTCAGTGCCGCTATAAACATTCCTACATACGTGATCGCTTTCGATAACATATTCATGAATGCCGTTAATATAGGTGCAACTACGGACAAAATCGGTGCAAATGCTGTTGCCAAACTGTTTTGTAACTGAGTTAATGCTGACATCATGGAAGATATCGAAGCATTAGTAGCTGACGAATACTGTGCAAGGTTATTGATGCCTGTCATGATTCCACTGTTAACTTTAGAAATCATTCCAAAAACGGTAGAATATAATACACTCATACCGACCATTCGACCAATAGAAAAGCTTGCATTATTAGCACTGTTTGTTGTGCTTGTGAAGTTCTGTGCCAGTCCACCAAGACGTTTTCCAAGTCCAGATACGACTCCACCCATCCTACTAAAGATAGATGAAATACCGCCTGTCTTTGTCTTAGCACTGTCCACAGACTGACTGACATTCTTAAATGATGAACCAAGCCTACTATTTGTGTTAACAAGTCCTTTTTCTTTTGCATCTGTCTGTGTTATTTCTTTGTTTAAGGCATCCAAAGCTTTTTGACTTGCACTAGATGCCGTGGCAGAATATGCACCAGTCATAGGGGCTGTCTTGATCGCAGGTGTTTGTACTGCTCCCCCACCGCTTTCTAACTGCCGTTTCTTAGCAAGTAATGAATCATACTGCCGACCAAGCTTCTCTGCCGCACTCTCTAATGCCATAAAAGCAGGAGATGAAGTAACACTCTGATTCCTTGCGAACAACTCTTGCTGAGTCTGTGCAACTTGATTAAACTGTGCTTCTACCTGCTGTAGTGTCTGTTCAAGAATCTGATAAGCTGTAGTGTTGATAGGGCTGTCACTTATCTTTTGTTGTGCCTGTACTGTCTGCTCCAAGCTGTTATTTAACAGTTCTACCTTTGTTTCTGTACCTGTGATCTCTGCATTAAGTTTAGCTAATGCGTTAGCACTTTCCTCACTTGCCAGACCTGTTCCACCTGTCAGCTTTCCAGTCTTAGGCAGTCCAGTGTTTCCTGCTGTAGATGTTTCCAACTGCTTCTTTTTTGCAATCAACTGTTCATATTGCTGATCTAATTTAGAAGCGGCACTCTCCATTGCTTGAAACGCAGGAGAAGATGTTGCACTCTGATTTCTGTTGAATACATCCATCTGTGCTTTTTCCAACTCTGCAAGCTTCTGTCCTGTACTTTCTATAGCTTTATCTAACGTATCTAGTGCATTAGATTTAATATCTATGCTTTCTAGCTTCTTTTCTGCCTGTGCGGTCTTTTCCAGTTCCTTAGCCGCGGTCTTTGCTTTTTCTTCGACAACATCCATACCTTTTGTATCTGGTGCTTTTATACCGCCACTCATAGCTTTTTCCATTGATTTTCCAATGGTTTTTACTTGATTAGATAAACGTTTTAAAAGGGATGCAATTTCTTTCACACTTGCTTTTGCTTCGGTTGTATCAATCTCTGTTTTGATATAAATACTTCCATCCGCTTTTTGTGTAGCCATTCAATCACGCCCCTTTCCCATTCAGTAAATCGTTCAAACGTTTCTGTTCTTCTAATTCCTCTTCGGAATATTTAACATCTAGGTCAATAAGCGTTTTATTTTCTTTGTAGAACTCTCTTTCCCAGTCTTCCAGTTTCTTTCTTTTAGCTTTCTTCATGCGAACACTAAGAATCTGTGAAAACAAAGACTCTCCAATTTCCATGTAAGCTCCTAAAAAAGTCCACCAGTGTAAATACTGCATAGCTCGTATTTCTTTTCCAAGTACACGGTTAACAGATGGGATGATAACTGGTGCATCATGTTCCCAATCCATCACATGAGGTTGTTTCTTCCCATCATCTTTAATACCCATGTCAATAAATTCGATGGCTTTTTCAATAGCTTCTTCATAGTCTTGTGGTGGCATATTCCCAAAATCAACGTATAAAATGGTAAGGCAAACAATCCACTTTTCATCGTTCTCAAAGTCTGGGTCATTAAATGTTTTTAAAATGTCCAGAACTGCACGAAAATCTGTGCGTATTTCATAATCTATGCCACCAACTACTATGGATATAGGAAGTTCCCAAACTTCCATTATTTGTGATATTTAGACGTTGCCCTTTTAATTTTCGCCTGTTTCTTCTTAATTCTCTGGTCTGTTACCTGCTCAATAATATCTGCGATCTCCACGATGATGTTCTCGATGAAGAAATCTCCGCTTTCTGTAAGAGTTAGTGGATTGCAAATAGCAAAGACAGACTTAGAAGCTTTAGAGTTAAGCAAGTAATCAATCTGCCCCTCTAATTTGTCAGACAGTTCTAAGATATCCTGCTCTGTAGCATCCTCTGGAAGTTCCATCTTTTCCAAATTAGTAACAACTTCTTCGTATCTTCTTACGATATTTAAATCAACTGGGTTGAATGGGAATCTTCCGATTTCCTCATCATCTTCATTCGTTAAAATTACATTTAATGCCCCAGTTTTGACTTTTCGTCTAAGTTCTTCCATATCCTGCACTCCTTGTTATGATAAAACTGCTTTGCTGTTGTCTTTTAAGTCCTGTGTAGCACTTTCTGAAAATGTTCCGGATGTTACGTTGTAAGTACCTTTTTTGCGGTTTCCTGCGTAGTTAACTGTAAATGGAATCTGGTAACCACTTGTGTCTCCACCGTAGGATGTTGGAACAATATAACAATCTTCTGCGTATGCTTCATAAGCTCCGCTTGATGCTTCTTTCCATAGATGTACTTCTACTGCGGTAGTTTTCAGATTATCGTCTTTGTAACGATTATCAATGATATCCTGCAACTTCTGGCTTAATGTGCTGTCAGCTTCTGCATAATAAGGGTCGGCTTCTGAAGAAACCTCATATCCGTTGTGTTTGAATGTAGATTCTCCGATAATATTTTTACTTGTTTCTGTATCTGGATTAAGTTCGACATTGTACTCTTCTAAGTCTTTTCCAAGACGTTCATAAGATGGTGTTTTACCACCGCACAAAGAGCCTGCATCTAAGAAATGAGCCATATACTTACGGTCAATTTTACCTGTTGTAACTGCCATTATGATTCTCCTTTATCTTTTCAAGGTCAGTGATCTACATCATGTCGTAGACCAGTTAATAGTTAATTTATTTATCTATCAAAGTCGTTTTGATATCGGGCAGAAATATTGATAGCCCAATTCTCAGACTTGTTTTCGTTTATACTGTCCAAATATGCAGGTGTTTGTCTGTCAATCGTCAAAAACTTTCGATTGCCTGTCAGCACTGGATATTCTTCTAGTTTATATGTGTTGTTTTTAATTGTGATTGTTTGCTTTTCCAACCATTTACCAAGGTTATCCAACCACTCCTTAATGTCTGCTTTCCTCTTTGGTTTTGTACCGCTTGCACGATATATCACGCAAAACGGATACAGACATACCTGTGTGACGTGTCCAGTGATACTCTCTTTTTCTGATTCAATCACTGCACCGCTTACTGGGAACATTGCTTTTCCGCTTGCATCATCTAATGTAGAAAATGCAATTTCGTCTCCCTCTCTTAGTTCTGGGAATTGATTTACCAGTTCTTGCAATGCTGTTGTGATCACGTCAAAACCATCAATGTCATACTTGACTAGTTTCTTTTCTTCTGCCATCAACTTCCTCCTGCCTGCTTTTTAACATGAGTAACCCATGCTTTACCGTGATTCTTCTTTGCTGTTTCAAACCATTTTGGAGTTGCTTTTGGATTCTGGTAGCTTAAGTCAACTTTTGCATTTGTATGTCCTGCAAATTCAGTGACTAATACTTTCTTAGCACCTTTTCTCGCCCACGGAGACCCTGTTAATTCGTCAACCATACCTTTACCATAGTATAAGAAACGTCCCATCGGTCCAGTACCTGCACACACCATTCCAGTACCTGCAAGAGAAGCACTTTTTGCTCTCGTTACGTTAATGAATGTACCTGTTTCATGTGGCATATATGGAACCATATCAGTCATAACTTGACTATCTAACCAATATTGAGCACTTTGTATTTGTTCATCGAATCTCGCCAGACTGATATTAGCTCTCATGTTCTGTGTATTCACATTAACATTTCCTAATTTCTTCTTAGCCATATATAACCACCTACTTAGCCATTACCTCAAAGTGCGGGATTATGTCGTAAAAGGCACTTCCAGTTATTGCAAAGACATAATCATACTTAAGTTTCATTTCTTCATAGAATCCGTCAATATAATCATCCTCTGCAATCGGTTCTTCATTCTTCCATTCGCCAACGATAAAGAAATCAAAACCGTTTGCCTTAGAACTAAACGTAAGTGCTTCTGACAACTTATCATTCGTCTGTTTACACCATTCTTTAGGCGGTAGCCATAATTTACTCCCTACCATCTTTTGACCGCTTTTTAGGCTATACTGCACGTTTAATACAGCATTGTCCTGTGAGTCAGAACCGTACTTTGCAACGATGCTTGCTTTATCCATGTTTAGGTTCGTATTATGCAAAATAGAGGGATACCATGTATCTCCTAATTTACTTTCATACCTATTAAAAAGTGTGATTGTATCGTTATACATCGTATCCCTCCGTTTTTTTTATCTTGGATATATTCCCATGTACAGCAAGTTAACTCCGTTAGCATCAGTGATGCCAGACAGATAATCTCTTATCTTATCATCGTATAGTTGCTTCTGTGCTTCCTTATCCGCTAGACACTTATCTATCAATGTAGCCGTACCTGCGTTACTGGAAGTCACATAGCTTATACTCTCGTTTCCTGCACTCTTAGATGCTACTTGCTTACTCATCACAGTTCCATCTTCTAATGTGATATAACCCTGTGATGCTTCAACTCTCGTTTCTGCCTGTTCAATCTTATATGTGATTGACAAAAGTTCGCAAACACATCTTTTAACTGCTTCTGCATCATCTTCATCTGTTGGAAAAGCAACCTTAAGTTTCTTCACATTGTCAACACCAGTCGTGGCATTATCTATCTTCTTGCAAGAATCCCAGACCAGACGATTAAAGTCTGCTTCTGGGATTGCTTTCTCTCCAAAAAGGGTTTTGTAATATTCATAGTCAATGTACGCCATGATATCACACTCCTTTTTATCCGTTGGATTTAATAACACCCATGCGGATATTCTTCTGGTTAAATGCTAAAGACCAGTTTGCTTTAGCTCCTAACTCTGCATTTGTAGGAGACTCTTTTGCAATCTTGTTAGCATTAATAGAAAATCCGTTAGGATGTAATACATAACCCTGTTTTGTATACAGCTTTTCAATACCGGCAGATGTTTCTGGGTCATAGTCTGTATAATAAGGATTTTCATAGTTTGTCTTATCACAAGTCAATACTGAACCTGTACCAAGCATATAAGTTTTGTATACTGGGTTTGTTCCTGTTGTATCAACTGTAAATCTGTCTGTTACCAGTGGGATAAATCCACCGATTGTAGGAAGATTTACTTCTCTTTCTACTGCGTTAGCAATAGTGTATTTGTTGTAGTCAACAAGTCCCATTGCTTTGTACTTTGCATAAATGTAAGAGTTTAATACAAGTAATCCCATCTTGTCAGCGGAATCTCCTAAAGCTTTCTGCTGTGCGAAGATAAGTGTTGTATCATCAATTTTGTTTGCATCTCCTACAGTCCCCTCACCAGTTAAAGATAAGTCTGTAATATGGTTTTCCATCCCAGACAGACTTAAAACTGCATCAACTGTAGTCATTAAGTCACGTGTTCTTACCTGCTTATAAAATCCTGCAACAGAGTTTGCAACATGAGTCATAGGCTCTGCACCTGTTAACTCTTTTGTAAAGTCTTTTGCTTTCCAAGCTTTCATTCTCTGAATTAACATACAAGTCTGTTTCTTTCCTGTGATTTCAACAGGTGTATTGTCTGTTTCTCCATCGTTGTTTAAAGCCTGTGAGTCCTGTTCATCAATCGGTGTATAGAATGGAATTGTTGCGACATTTCCTTTTTCTCCGATTAAATCCATGATTGTATTGTCCTGTGCTAACACACCAGATGCAATAATAGCATCATTCCATGTTGGATTTTCATTCATGTATCGTGAAAAAACTTCTGGGTTAAACGAAAAACCGCCAAATGTTCCTGTTCTTGGCATAAAAAAAGTCCTTTCTACCCTAAGTGAATAGATAAGGACTTTGTATATATGCCCCATCTACCTACAACTATCAAGGGATTTTAGGTTAGCGGCTCACTTTCAAATTGTGAGTCGGTGTTATCTATTTGTCATTTAATAAGGTTACATAGAGATCTGGGTCTTCTTCCGCTAATTTCATCTGTTCATCTAAAGACATTGCCGTTAATTTCTGATAACCTTTTTTCTGCTCTCCGCTGTTAAACTTAGACGTAAAAGACGGAATATTAATCTTAGGTTCTTTTGCTTTCTTTTCATCAATTAAGATGTTCTCAATTGGTTTTCCATCTTTAGTAGTCAGCTCCTTGAATACATCTTCTGCATTCTTCCCATTTTCTTTCTCTAATTTTGAAAGCATTTGAGTGCGGATAAACTCTTCTGTTGGTGCATTTACAAATTTTTTATCAGATAAGAAATCTTTGACTTTATCTCTTAACTCTGTATGTTTAGCTTCTTGGACTCTTGCTTCTTTTTCGTCCGCAAGTTCCTGTGTTAATGTTGTAATCTTAGTTTTAAGACCGTCAACATCTTCTTTCTCTAATTCGGCTAATCTGGTCTGTACATCGTCTAAAGATGTTTTGTATTCATCTTTTTTCTCTACCTGTTTATTATAATCAGCTACAGTCTTATAATTTTCGGCATGTCTTTTTTTAAGCTCTGCCTTTTTCTCTTCTGGGATTTCGATTCCTAATTCTGCTAAAATCTGTTCGTAATTCTGCATATATATCCTCCTACATTGTTTGTATACCGCTATGTCTGCGGTAATGGATTAAGACTTATATACCTAAGTCAAGGTAAAAGAAATGTGGGGACTTGAACCCCACTCGAGCCTCGAACTCTTTTCCTGTTGTCTTGCAACCAAAAACGCTAAAAAAACTCTGTACTTACAAGGAGGCTGTAGCAAATCTGCATAATTCCTACATATTTATTGTAAACCCTAAAATATGCCGTTTCAATACCCTCTTTTTTTACATTTCCGCAAGTTTCTTTATCTGTCGCTGTATCTCTTTTCTCTCGTCCATAAAGTCAGAATCAATAACCATAGAAGAAAGCATATCATACACTTCCACCATCAATCTACCGACCGATTCCATAAGCTTATCACGGTGTCCTTGATCTCCGTTTTCTTTGTATGCCATTTTAGCACTTAAGTAGTTGTCATACAATGCATCTATATTTTTATCATACTTGCCATTGCTGTACTTCTTAATAAGATTCTCTCCTGCATCCATGACGGTTTCCGCTATGTCTCCATGCTCCATCTTTTCCAGATTGCATAATGTTGTTGTAATCTTATACATTGCATCAAGATTAGATGTTGTGAGTTGTTTTAATGCTGAGTTTTTTTCTCTTTCTAGCTGTTCTTCCAGAACATGTTTGATTTCACTCATAATTTGACCTCCTTAAGCTTCTTTTTGTATTTCTCATGTATGCAGTCCTGTGTCTCTGTAATATACACCATGTCGTATCCTACAGAGATTAGATCAGTAACCATCTTTTCAACTGTTTCTAGCTCTTTAGATACGTCTTTTACCAGACATTCTACAAATAGTGCATCCGATACGTTTCCGTTCGTTCTAAGTTGCTGTGCGTACTTCTCATAGGCTTCTTTTGTCTCTTTCTCCCAGTTGTGATACTCTATAAAGCCATCCTCTACGGCTTTCTGCTTTGTGGATTTTCCGATACTTAGTCTACTGGCTGTATACCAAGAGTCGGGAATCACTTTTATAGTACCGCTAAAAGAATCTTTTAAAAGCTTGCCGTGATGATCTACAAAATACCTGCATATTTCACGTCTCTCCAAGCTTTCTGTAAGAAACTGGTATTCATGTAATCTTTTGTAGCCTTTCAAACCTAAGAAATTGAAATAGTCTGCCATTTGACCGTGTATCATCATAGCAGCTACATATCTTTTGCTAATCTCGTCAAAGATATCTTCTGTTTTTGTTACTTCAAGATTGTTTGTAAATTCAATCATGATCGCACCTCCTTAAGAGATACGCTTTATAATAATATTCGCATCTTTTACTATTGCCGCTGTTGTTCCTACATTTCCGATGCTTACGATTAAGCTACCGCCAGATGGTACAGTTACAACCGTTGTTGCTCCCACGTTCTGAAATGTGTTCGCTGTAACTACTGTATAGTCCATTTCTGTTCCACCAATAGCTTCTCCGTTAAGTTCTACAGCAAGTGCCGTTGCTCCTGTTGCATTAGCGGATACATTTCCGTTAAATTCTACCTCTACAGTCATAGGGCAGTTCGATCTATTCGTTAACGTAAACAGACCAGACCCCTCTACATGATTCAGCCACCCATAATTACAAGTACAACGTCTGCTACTATATCGTGTATTCGCAAATAGTACGTTTGCACCACTGTTTACATCCTGCTGTGCTACATTTACCGCATTTAACATAATTTTCCCTCCTAAACAAAAATAGGATGCCGAACCCGACACCCTATCGTCAATATATTGCTAGTCTACTTAGTAGATATGGATTCTCCAACAAGCTTTGAATTATTTACACATTTACACTTCCGCAGTTGCAACCACCGTATGCATACCCATTATAGGATACATAAGGACTTGCTGTAATGTATGCAGGTGTTGGGAATGGTCTAACAGCATCCACAATGTTCTTAGTCTGTGATACCTGCGAAATCTGGAAGTTAGATAACTGTAAGTCTCTATCTCTGTCCGCAAGTTTATCTCTAAGATTCTGGATTGTGTTGTCCTGCATCAACTGGCGTGTAGCCTGTCCGTCTGCGAGGATTGTTTCCTTAATATCACAGCAACACTGTGCCATCTGTGCCTGCATATTCTGAGCCATTAAAGCCGCATCATAGCGGTTCTGTAACACTTCTTTCTGTGTTTCACAGCAACAAGCCTGCTGTTGTGCCTGCATCTGCTGTAATCCTAACTGTGTTGTGTATCTGCTTTCTAATACGTCTCTCTGTGTCTGACAAGCTGTATTAGATACGTTCTGGTTTGTATTGAAAATATCTCTCTTAACAAACTCATCGGATAAGAAAGCATTTTCGCCTGCGGTCGTTGCGGTATCGTTATTTCTTCCCCATCCGTTACCACAGAAAAGGAAAGCAATTAAGATAATCCAAATCCACCAACCACCGTTGCCGAAGCCGTTATCATATCCGTCATTTCTTGTCACTGCCGCTACATCTGCCGCAGTGAGTCCCATTGCTTCATTCATTGTTGTTGTCCTCCATAATTTATTTACCAAGCTGTGCACCGCTTAATATCTATTTGTTCACTTTATCCACAATATCCTGTGGATTCATGCCCTGCTGTTGGCATAGGCTATTAAACACTTCTTGTGGGTTCTTTCCCTTGCACATTTCCATTGCCTGCTTGATCGCAGGGTTTGTCTGTGCCATGCTCTCAACCATAGACTGTGGATTGTTAGACCCTCTTACCATGCCCATTACCTGCTGTACCATCTGCATAGGATTGTTGTTTCCCATCATACCGCCTATCATGTTCATTAAAGGATTACTCATTGCTTAACTCTCCTTTCTCTGGTTGCTCTCCTAGCTTTGCTAGAAGCTCTTCAAACTCTGTTCTTGTAACATATCTATTATCATAGTTTACGTTCTGTTTTTGGACTGTCTGTGTGGCTTCTGGTGGTATCTCTTCAAACCTAAACACCTTAAAAGTTGCACTGCCCATACCGTCTACACTCTTTACATAAAAGAAAGGTGCGTTGTTATCCATCATCCATGCCGTAGCCCCCGGTTGTACAATCTGATTCTTTGCTCCCTCTATACCTGCGACTTGTATCCAGTTAACATTCTGCGTTGGTACTGGATTTACTGGTTCTGGCATTGGTTTATTGTACTGCTGTTGCATCTGTTGTAACTGATTTAGCCTATCCTGCAATTGCATCGTGTCTTGATACATCGGTGCATAAGGATTATAGTTATATCCGTTCACTTTTCCACCTCCCTTTTATGTGTAAATTATCGCATTAAAAAAGAGACTCTAACAGGTCGTTAAAGTCTCACAAAAGTATCAGTATTAAGTTAAAAAATAGCACCATGATAGGGGTCATGGTGCTTAGGTTGAGATAAAATTGAGGAACACATATATGATTTGATAAAACCAGTTTAGTGTCATGATGAAAAATGAAAAATTCAAAACCAACAAAGTCTTTACTTTGAGGAAATTTAAAAATTTCTTATGCCCACAACAGTGAGCAAATGGAAGCAACAGGACTCGAACCTGTGACAGGTCGGTTATGAGCCGACTACTCTGACCAACTGAGTTATACTTCCACGGACTCCGTTAGGAATCCACCGTACTATATTGCATAAACAAAAACAAAAAATAGGGTTAAAAGATTAAAATATTATAACATGAAAAAGTGTCTTTATAATGATTTATTCAACAACTTATTACTTGTTACATTTATATTGTATCATGGATTTTTGCCTTTTCAATACCCTCTTTTTTACACCTTTTCGTAAGTCTTTTCAAAGATTTCTTTCTTACATGGGTAGATTTCCCCGTCCACACCAGTGATAAGCATATCATCTTTTCCAAGTAACATATCTCCCTCTAATGTTGGAATGATATAGCGATCATCATCATATCTTTTGATAATATATCCATTGTATTCAAGTTCTATTGGTTTACTATGTCCATTTTTTATAAATTCTTCATATGTAACTGCTTCAATCACAACTGGTTTCTTTACATATTTAGCCATTATGTTTCTCCTTAACATACTCTAATAATCTTGTTATTAACTCTCCTGCTGATTCTCTTTGCTGTAGACAGGCTTACGTTCATAAGCTCTGCACATTTCTCTAGTGGTATATTCTTTGCCCGATACTCGAACAATGTTCTTTCAACATCTGTGAAGTTGCAATACGTACGGAACATATTTAGTTCGGGTACGGTAAAATCATATACTTTCAAAAGCAAACACCTCACTGTTTGTCGTGTGTTGTCAACGCATTTATCAGATCGTCTCTGGTTTTTTTTAGACCCTCAATGTTGTTTCCTGTGATCTTGTTCTCAATCAAATTAAACATGCTTTTCATGACTAGGTTCATATCATCACGTTGATTATTAATAGCACTGTAGTCACTATTTAGCTTTTGCTTGATTTCTTTAATATCTGTCTCTATATGATCTATTCGATGTTTCATATCGTCCGTAGGCTTCTTGTAATGCTTATAGGCAGTATATAAGACTCCTATCGCACTACCAATTGTTATAATCCACCCACAGGCTACCATAATTCTGTTTATAGTATCCATTATTTACCTCGTGCATTGTTGTATCGTGTCGCTGCACCTCGTGCTGATGATGCTTGACTCCTGTTCCAATCTGCCGTGTTTAGTCGTTCGCTCTGCTTCTTAAGATTGTTCTCTTCGCAGTAATCATTGTAGGCTTTGTTCTGCTTCTGCAATAGTGCCGCCTTTTTCTGATACTCTATGTCAAGATCGTGCTTTAAGGCTTCGTCCTTTGCATTATCCACAGCCGTTTTCATGCCGATTAACTGTCGTTTCGTCTTTCTGATACGTCTTTCAAGCTCTCTCTGTCGTTTCCGTTTTTCATATTCTTTGCGATTCTCTTCGCTGTCGTAGTCCTCGAACGGATTGTTTATTCCATCCCCAGGGCCGTGGGAGTGTCGGCAGTTTGCCCCATGGATTCCCTGCACGTTTCCCATACCGCAGACTGAAAAAGGCGGAAATCTTGGGTCATTACCGCTTTTGCTGTAAAACTTGCCTTGCCACCAGAAATGATTGGTTAAATTATCCCCACCGTTTCCGATTCTGGCTCCCAGATGGGCAGATGTTAGGATAATATCCCAATCCATCTCGTCCATACGTGCGTCTGTAATATCTGCTGCCATTTGACTTACACCAGTACGGACCGCTCTCGCTGTAGCTGTCTCTATGCTGTCTCTACGTCCACTTGGATAGGTTACGTCTGCCCCTTTGTCTATAATGTCGTTAACCGCTTCTTTGACAGCTTCTGTGTAGCTTGTTGTACCGCTTGCAGTTTGGTTGTATGCCTTGTCTACTGCATCTATGTAATTATCGTGGCAGGCGTTCGGCATTGTACCGGTGTAGTTATGCATCTCTCCATTGGTCTTTTCATAATTCCTCTGGATCAATCGTTGCATATAAGGACTCTCATTAAGGGGTGTTGGTTCAAGACCTGCTTTCTTATATACTGCATCATCCCATTCAAGAGCCTTGATTCCTGCTTCTTTCATAGTGCGTGCTATCTCTGCAATACTTATCTTTGTCGTTTGTGCAATCTCTTTCTGTACCGCTTGCAAGATATACCCTGCATCCTGCAATACATCCATTTGCCACTTGTCAACAGGTGTGAAAAGGTAATCTTCCCCACGTCCTATCCTTATCATCATTCGTTCGATAATGACAGATACTATCTTGTTATGTAGCTCTTCTGCTTGCTTCTCTGCCTTTTCTGGCACATACCAGAGATAGGTAGGTGTTAACATAATCCCACCTGCCTATTCTTCTGGGTCTTTTACCATTAGTGCCGCATCTAGCATCTTTCCAACTACTGCCGCATCCGCAGGCTTGCCCTCTTGCGTTAATGTTTTGTCTGTTTCTGTACTGCCTGTAACTCCTTTTTTGCAGATGTTGTACAACAGCTTTTCTTGTTTTGTAAATGGTTCGGGCAGTTTTACATCTTCGCCATTAAGGTATTCAAGGTATTTTTCAATCCTGTACTTTCCCATGCTTTCACTCCTCTCCGCTTGCACCGAATAAGTCTGGCTCTTTCGGTTGTGCTTCTTCTTCAAGTGCTTTTGCTTCTTCTTCACTGAATCCCTCAAATTTAACTAGATAGTACCAGAATGGAATCTTGTTGGAAGTAACATAGCTGTACCATCTCGCTCTATCTTCATCTTCGTTATATGTAATGTCGCCGAAATCGTAGACAGTTTCATAAGGTCCACTTGGTGCTAATTGGTACAGATCAGCAAATATATTAAGTGCAGATATTAAATCATCCATGCAGGCTTGTAATTTGTCTCTTACGTCCTTGATAAACTGTATCGTCCTCTGTTGCTCTGCTTCAACTCCTGTCGCTGTCTGGATACCTGTCGTTTCATTAAATACAAAGTATCCATTGGAGAATCCGCACTTATACCCAATCTGTGACAGCAGGGCATTGATTCCTGTCAATCGTGTATCTGTGTTGAGACTTGGGTTTACCTCTTGATAGAATCCTTTAATGTCTGAGCTATTTACATTCTTGACGTACTCTGGCAGTCTTAACCGCTTCTTGCTTCTCTCAAATCCATCCTGTGTATTATTTACCCTTGTACCAGTCTCTAACAGCTTGTCGGAGTCTAGTAACAACATTCTTCGGCTGTCGAATATCTCTGTTGCGTTCCTGCTGTATGCAGTGTCTAAATCTTTTAGTTCTTCTATTGCTTCGTAAAAGATAGGCAATCCTAAACTACAATGCAAGTCTACATTGTTCGCCTGCGGTGTCCTAAGAACTGCATACAGGCGTTGTCCGTTTAGGTTTGTAAGTCCTACGTCTTCCAGTTCTCCCCTCCAAGGTGTCTCGTCTATGTCAACCGGCTTTCCTGTGTCATTTGCATCCTTAGAAGCATAGCACCTGTTCGTGATCTGATACACGTCCTCGATGTACCTATGATACTCTAGCTTCGTGTAATACGTCTTGCCATCACTGGAAATTTCTCTATGCACAAACACAATGCCTTGAATCTCTCCGTTGCTTTCGTCTGTAACAATAAAGTTCTCTGGTGTAATCAAATCCACGCTTGCACCGTTAGGCTTTAATACAACTGTACCGCATGCACATCCATATTCTACGTGATGTCGTACCTGTTCTAGTTCTTTGTCAATCTGCTCCTGCAACCAGTCCGCTCTTGCACTGCCTGTTATCTCTATGCCTATAGCAAGTGTAGCAAGGCGTGCTGTCTCCGAACACACCGCTTTTGCAAAGTTGATAGTCTTGATATGCTCGTCCTTGTCTAACCAGTACGGACTGCCCTTATAGATGTATGCACATTTTTCTATAGCTCTCTGCATCTCTGGACTGGTAACAGTATCAATCTTAAATTCGTCTCTTGCCCTTTGTCTAAAAAGGGTACTTAATATCTCTTTCATTCTGCTTATTATACCCATCTATTCCACCGCTATCAGTTTAACGTTTCCGATTTTTGTTTCTATATCTCCTTGTATCAAATCGCTATTAATCGTAAGCCAAACCCCACCATCATGGATAGATATTTTTTCTATATCCTTTATGCCTAACATTACATTTCCAATTTGTATACAAGTTACATCTTTTAGATTTATCATCATTGTTTTTGTCTCCTTTACGCACTCTCTCCACGTCTCATGCTCATTGGACTTGTCGCATACCTTAATGCATCAATAAAATGGTCGTTGCCGTCTGGATATTCTGCCTTGATTTCTCCGTTTTCATCTACTTCATGCTCGTAGCTTATTACCTCTTCATACAGCCGTGGAGTTCTCACAGGGTCTATGACTAATGTCCTGCACTGCAACCATTCATAAGAGTATTTACGACTACCCGGATATACGTTTGTTTTGTTTGCCACAAGTCCTGCGTCTCTAAAGTCTAAGATGCTTTCTATCTCGTCAGCTCCACAGCTAATACTATAATCGTTATATCCTCTGTCTATAATCATTTGTGACATTGCTGTGTTGCGGATTTTTTGACCGCCCAACTCGTCTATGCACAAGATTTTTTGTGATGCAGGCATATATGAACATCTGACAAAAGCTTTCGGGTCTGGATAGTATCCCCAGTCCTGCCCCTGGTATATTTTTTCCTGCCTTGCTATTTCTTCGTCCGTGATCGTGCGGATTTCCAGAAGCTCAAAGATATTTGTTCCCAGTCCTACAGGGATTCCCAAATACTCATGCTTGTATGCACGTTCATTCGTTTCTTTTAAGTAGTCTGCATCGACATAGAACTGAGGTCCTAACCACTCCGCAGGAACCGTTGTATAATTGCTCTTATGCCTATAGCTGTCCTCTCTTGCTTCTGCTACATACTTATTTGCCCAATTATTTACACTGATTGGTGGGTTAAATGTCTTAAATACAATAAACTTAGGACCACCACGCAATATAGATTGCTGTACTGTTCGGATTTCTTCAATACCTGCAAATTCATCCAATTCCTCAAACCACAAGTATTTTATATATCCTTTAGACACTTTTACAGACTTTGATTTTTTTGCTTTGTCAAGACCTCTATACAGTATCTTTTGTCCTGTCGGCTTGTATGTGTGTTGCATAGGACTTACAGACGATTCCCACAGATCAGAAACACCTAAAGCATCTATTGCCCATTCTATCTGTTCAAATACTGATGATCTGCAAGTATCTTTTACCTTTCGATATACTGCCGCATTTGTAAATTCTCCGTTTGTTTCGTCCTGCATCATACCCAGTACAATCTCTACAGACACAAACGAGGACTTACAAGAACCACGACCACCGTACAAATCATAATAGGTATGCTTGCCGTCTTGAATGTCCCAATGCACCTTATAAAAAGATGGAGCAATCACATCTGTTAGATTAACCATGTAACCGCTCCTTTACTCTCTAGGGATATTGTTCACGATTGTGATTCCCTCTGTCTTACTCTCTTCCTGCTTCTTGTCTGCATCCCAGTCTTTAAAATTATTTCTCAGTGCAAATTGTGCACCGTTTGAGCTGTCCTTATGAAACAAACTTTCTTCCATTTGTTCTTCAACTCTGCTCTTCGCACGCGTGATGGTGTCGTAAAACTTATCACTGTCTTTTTTATGCTTTTGATAGTACAACAGATCACTTCTGCCACTAAATCCTAATGCAAGTGCTAATCCTGTTATCGTAGGATGCTTTCTGTCTAAGATAATTGGATACCCTTGTTTGTTGTACTGCTGTTCCCCATTAATGACTAATGGTTTTCCCTCACAGCTTTCAAAGTATTCATCTATCTTCTTCTGCATTTCTTTTACACTTTTATATTTAGGCGGTCTTCCACCTGCACCCATTACCTCACTTCCTTTCATGATCTACAACTCTTATATTCTTTTGTACTTTGATTCCTGCTTTTATATTTGTCGCAGGTGCATAGATATGCATTGTATATTCTGTCATACTTGCCTACGTTACACATATAGTAGTTCTTTGTATCACTTCCTAGTAGATGCATACATTCAGCACAGCATATACTTCTATCTTCCATTCTGCACTTCCTCTCTATATCTGTAGCATACGCACATATGACTACACTTTATATTTACAAGTACCACTTCCGTCTTATCCTCGGGGATAGCTCTTCTCTTTGTCTCCGTCACGATCTCGCAATGTACGCAATCGTTACAGCAATTCTTTAGTTTGTTATTAATCAAAAAAGACACCTCCCGACTATAGTTTTATCTAAGATAATTATACCATAGTCAGCAGGTGCGTGCTTACACTCTTTTTATTAATGCCTTTTTATCCTTTACATACTCTTTATGCTCTTCTAAAAATTTCCCGAACATTTCTTTTTCCGCTTTCTCTCTCGCTTCTCTTGCATCTTCTTTATTATCGTATCTTCCTAAGTAATGATTTTTTCCTTTAAATGTTATTTGTGCCACCCATTTGTTTCTTTTTTTGTCCCAATGTACACCTTTTATACCAGATTTATTCGCTTTTGATATTTTCGTTGTTAGGCTTCTGATGCTAGTACCATCTATACACTGTTTTTTTGCTTCTTCTGCTATTTTTTTACCTTTCTCTATTTCATACGGTTTTGTTAAGCAACCGCAGCTCTTTCTATATTTGAGATAATCTGCCCTTATTGTATATATTTTACCACAGATAGGGCAAACAACTTTGACCATTGTAATGTTATTTTCTCTGCAGACTTCTAATATTTTGAACCCATATACCGTCTTACCCTGCATTTTTAACCATTTTATTCTCATCTTAGAACTCCTGCACATCTGTTACTTTTAAGTAAAATGCTTCTTCTGCTTCATCTTCTCCGTTATCTATTGTGATCTCGAAGAAAATCTGTACTTCGCACTCATTAGAGTCTGTAGCTGTATACACTACATTTCCGTCCTGCTTGATGTCTGCTGTTACTCCATCATCAAATACACTGTAGTATCCAGATTCCATCATGAAGTTATCTAAATCTGTGAAACTCATTTCCTCATTTAATAATTCTTTTTTGATTTCTTCTACGTTTAATTTTTTCATGACTCATATCTCCTTTTCTTTTTTGCCGTTTCCTTTAACTGTCTTTATTATACATAATATCTATGCATAAGTCAACACTTTTTAGATAAAATATTTTATTTTTTCATCGTCTGTTATTTCTATATCAATTACATCATCTACATTTTTTCTGAGCATACAGCAAATAGCATTGAGACTTTTCATGTTTATTGGTTCTCCTCTCTTTATCTTTGCAAGTGTTCCCTCGCTTAAATACTTGTTTTTTCTTATTATATAAGAAGTATACCCTTTTTTCTTCAATTCTTCCTGTACATCTAATTTGTATTTTATCATCGTTTTTCCCTCCTTTTGCATCATTATATCATACTCATAATTTTACATCAAGAATTTTATGCATAAATTTTATGCACTTTTCTATTGACGTATGCATAGATTTTATGTATAATAAAAGTAAGTTAAGAGAACAAAGCAAACAAGAAAAGGAGAAAAGAAGATGAAAGAATTAAGAAAAGAAATTGAAAAGTTAGTCGAAAATGAGGACTTCGTTTCTTATGAAGAATTTATTTACGAACTGGAAGAAGAAAAAGAAGAAGTTAAAAAATATCTCGAATGGAGAGCAAACGGTGGGAAGATGAACACTGAAACACTTCCAGACGGATATGTAGAAGCTTGTAAAAAGATTTTAGGAGGGATTGAAAATGAATAAAGTAATCGCAAGACACAAATTTTGGTTACATCAAACAGAATGTAATATTTCCACAGCTTATGTGGAAGTATTACACGAATACCAAACCGTTGTAATGTATATGGATGATTTTGAAGAAATTGATTCTTATACAACCTGCAGCAAGCAAGAAGCCTTAAAGCTCCATGAATCACTTGTTGAACAGTGGAAAGATAGACTTAATAAAAATCGTCTTGTCAAGGCTGATCGTGACAGTCTTGTAACACCTGCATAACATACACCACCCACCCCGGAGGTTACGAGGGTAGAAAGTTGGGAAATATGACTAAGAACGCAGAAAAGAAAGCAAGAGCCATGTTGAGCAGATTATCAATAGAACAGCTTATAAAAGAATTTGACATAACCGAAGCTATACCAATTAGTCTTGAATTGTCAATGGTCCGTGGTTGGATTATGGATGAACTAGAAAAGAGAAATCCAGAAGCTTTTGACAAGTGGTTAGATTTAGACTATCCAGATAATAAATCATTAAAAAAATATTATTATCTATTATACTTACAGCAATCATTACCGCAGGTATCACAGCTAATTACATTATCACACATCAGCAGGTAAGCGGTACGACTGGAAACTACAACATAGAAATTTTAGATCATAACTTTTCGTATAGATAGGAGATAAAAATGGTTGGAGAAATGGAGACACTTATATATTAAATATGAAGACAAATAAAAGAAGCAGTGGTTTAGTCCTCTGCTTCTTCTTTTGCATTTTTTAAATTTTCTTTTAACATCTGCACACACTCGTTGAATCCGTCACGTTTACCGCATAGATACATATTGTGACCGCTGTAATCATCCATAGGCGGTATTAATGTACATAGAGTATATAAGTCTTGCTTATTCATTTTAAACTCCTTTAAATCCTACAATTATCGCACAAAATATAGTTGATAACACACATACATAAGATGATAACATTGCAATTTTTAAAACTTTTTGTATATTTTTATCATTTTTAAATTCCTGTAATGTACGATTTACTACCAGATCAACACAAAAAATTAATAAATATATAGCCGTTGTTGCTCCACATAGTCCCAGTGATGTTTCTGCAATACCATACATTACTATAAATAATATATTGCTCACTTTTTAGCCATCCTTTCATACATTTCGCAAGTACACGTCAGTTTATTTACCTGTTGGCACTTTTCTAAATACATTTTGTCCATTTCTTTTATGTCCCGCGGTGTCAATCCTGTCTCTTTGTACTCAAGAAGTTCTTTCAATGCCGTTACTGTCACTTTGTCTAATGGAGTTTCTGCAATGGCTTCATGGGAATGCAGTGCGTTTTTGATAATGTTAATATCTAAGTTTACTCCTGTTGGTTGATAATATTCAGCACCTATTTTTAAGATGTCATACATAGAAACTTCTAATGCTATTGCAATCTTTTCTATTGTTTGTAATTTTGGGTCGGTTTTATTATTTTCAAATTGATTTATTGCAGATTGTGAAATTCCTAATTTATTACCTAGTTCTTTCTGTGTCATTCCTTTTAATTTCCTTATTTCTCGGATATTTTCTCCTATATCAATCATTTTCTTCCCCTCCTGTTCCTGTTTAAAGCATTCCGTTTCATAAATTTTTCTTTTGATAACGACTTATAATAAGGATTTTTCCTTTTGATAACGTCCATGTCAATCTCCTTTCGCTCTTAACATACAAAACAACAGTTCTACTATGCTTTTTCTTCTTAACCCTGTTCTGCAATTAGCAATTGTCTTTAAATACCATTTATTAACATCACTGTCTACTGTTATTTCTCCATCATAAAATCCATCTTTTGTACCTCTGACAGCTACCATTATTCCAAAGTTTGTAGATGAATCTGGATAATACTCTTGTATGTATTTCTTTAACTTCCCAGACCTAATATCTGTCAATAACTCTTTGCCGCACTCTAACGTTGTAACAATATAGTTTTTCTCTTCTAAAAAATTAAGTCCGTTTCCGCTGTAAACATCTTCTTTGCAACTTTTAATTTCATAACAAACGAAAATGCCTTTTTCTAAAGCTGATACACTACACTGTCCATCTGGTACAAATTGCATAAAGTCAACTCTTTTTGCTTTACCTGTGCCGTAATCTGCAGTGACTTCTCGTGCATAGTGCTTTCCGATTCCTGTTAACTTCTCTTTACAAAGAAGCTTGCTTAAGAAATCTGTTGTTGTTTTTCTTGAAATCATATTCTTTCTCCTTTACTTCATCATGCTTCTGTACGGCTCAAAGAAATCTTCTTTTCTTAACTCCATTTCACATTTAAGACAAATAAATTTGCTTTGTATTTTCATTCCGGGCTTTACTTGAATATACTCTCTTCCGATATCCTCATTGAATAACCAACTATTACACCATTTGCACCTTGCTGTTGGCATTTTAAATCTCATCATTTTCAAATTCCTCTATTTCTTTCCATGCCAGAACACTTTTATCACTATAGTACCTTGCCTTTTTGGCTGTTGCATTTCTCCATCCGCAGGAATCATGCCATGTTCTGTTTACGCAACCGCCTTTTATAGTTACTAAAACATCTTTGTTATCTTCTGGCAGATCAGCAGGATTCTTTCTTAAGTCGTGCCATCTGTATTTTTCTTTGTATTTCCTCAACTCTTTAAGTTCTTCCAACCACTCTGCAAGCTGTTCATGTTCTTCCGCACTTTCCATACATTTACGTCCTTCAAAACTTGGAAATAACTCAATACTTTTTTTCATTCCTTCTTCTGCTTTTTCTCTTTCTTGGTTAATAACCTCTTCTAAATTCATTCCTCTTTCTCACTTTCTACAAAATAAATTTTCTGATGAATCTATCTGCATACTGTGGATGAATCATGCTGCGTTCTGTTTGTCTTGATCGCCCACTACCTTTTACATGTGCTATTGTTTTTCTTTCAACATATTCTAATGGTTCAAAAACTAAATTGTTCTTAGGTTCTACGTTGATAAAGAAATACTGTGTAGGCTTTTTATAGTAATCTCCATCCTTTGTCCTGTCCTTATCTATAATCGTTGGTTTTATGCACCAATACATCGTAAGATAGTGTGGAGCTGTATATGGATTTTCTATAATCAACCTTATATTTTTTCGTTTACAAACTATCACTAATTCTGATATTCTCTTATAATACTCATTTAATTCATCGTGTAGTTTCATTGCATATTCAAGTTTCTGAATATCATCCCAGTTCTTTTGTTGAAACATTTGCCCTCTAAACGCTAAAGGGATCCTAGCTTCAAATCTTGTGCATGGGAAAAATGCTATGACTATATCATCATTTGTCATTTTGTCAAAGATACTCGCTTGCCCCTGGTACCCCCCCTCTATTTCTTTGAACAAATCAATAACATAGTCTGTCTGATTAAATTCATCTTGAATATCATAATCAAATGCTTCTACACCATTCTTTTTGAAAGCATTTTTAAACGTTCCAGATTGTTCAAATAATAAGTGTGCTATCATTCTACATTCTCACTTTCTACCCCAAAGATGTACTTGAGTATTCTGTCTTTTTCTTCTGCTTCTGTTAGATTTTTAATTCCCATATTTAATCCTCCTCCTTATTTGTTAAATAATCTTCTATGGCTTGATCTAAAAATCTACTACTGATAAACCAACAATCAATGTATGTTGTTTTATTTTGTTT